GCCTGAAACCACCGAGAGGCTGATCTGATGGCAACTGCCGGCTCCATCGTCGTCGACCTGCTGATGAAGACCGGGTCGTTCGTGACGGACACCCAGCGCGCAGAGAAGTCCATGAAGGGGCTCGAGCGCACTGCGGCCGGCGTCAGCAAGGGAATCGTGGCTGGCTTCACAGCAGTGGGCAGCGTCGTGGGCGGCGCGATCGCGGCTATCGCGAGCGTCGACGCCGCGATTGCCGGCCTCACCAACGCGATTAACGCCGCTGACCGCATCGACGAGCTGTCGGCCAGGTTCAGTATTTCGACCGAGACTCTTTCGGGCTGGGGCTACGCGGCCAAGATGACGGGCTCCGATCTGGAGTCGCTGGTCGGCATCATCCCGAAGTTCTCCAAGAACATCGCCGATGCGTCGAAGGCCGGCAGCGAGGCCGACAAGACCTTCAAGGCCCTCGGCATCTCAGTCAAGGACCAGGCCGGCAACCTTCGCAGCTTCGAGGACCTGCTGCCGGAGGTGCAGAACCGATTCGCGGGCATCAGCAACGAGACGACGAAGACGGCGCTGGCCATGCAGCTGTTCGGCAAGTCCGGTGCGGAGTTCCTGGAGTTCCTGAGCCTGGGCGCGGACGGACTGCGCACCATGGAGGAGCGCGCCCGCTCCCTCGGCATCGTGATCGACGCCGATACCGCTGGAGCAGCGGCCGAGTTCAACGACCGCGTCGACGACCTTCGAGCCGCGACGCAGGGCTGGTTCACCCAGCTGGCAGCGGAGTTGTTGCCGACGCTGACCGACCTCACCACGCAGCTGGTGGACATCGCCAGGGAGGGCGGTGGCGTCCGCGACATCGCCGCGTCCATCGCCAGCGCATTCCAGGAGATTGGCAAGGCGGCAGAGGTCTTCGGGGTTGTGGAGGGCTGGCTTGACCGTCTGCGAGGCGGCTTGGTAGGGGTCGAGAAGCAGGGCAACGCGGTGATCAAGCTGTTCACCGGGCAGTACAGCGGCGTGCTCGGCTCGCAAGGTGGCGGCTGGGATGGCTTTGTGCGCGACTACCAAGCCGGCACCGAGTTCGCGGACAAGGGCTGGAAGGCGATGCAGGGCGGTCCCGCCGGCATCCCCGAGGGCGCCCGCAGCGGGCCGCGCGGCCGCCGCACGCAGGCAACCGCTGCGGAGATCCAGGCAACCAAGGACCAGACGGAGCAGCTGCGGAAGGCCGCTGAGTGGGAGGGCAAGCTCCAGTCGCTGTGGGGCGAGAGCGCCGAGAAATCCAAGCGGGCCTCCAAGGCGAAGAAGGAGGGGATGACCGAGGAGCAGAAGGCCGCGGAGGCGCTGGCCAAGTCCTACGACTCCCTCAACACCAGCATGGACCGTCGGCTCTACCTGCTTGAGCACGGCGACAGCCAGGCGGCCGCTGTGCAGTACGACATCGAGCGCGGCGAGCTGCAGAAGCTGAGCGAAGAACAGAAGGCCAACCTGCAGAACATGGCTCAGGTGATCGACGCCATGGAGGACTACAAGGCGATATACGGCGACGGCATCGACTCGATGGCTGGCAAGACCAAGGAGGCGACCGACTCCATGTCGGTGTTCGCCGATCAGGCGGCCCGCAACATGCAGAGTTCATTCGCCGATTTCCTGTTCGACCCGTTTGAGGACGGGTTCGAGGGGATGGTGAAGGGATTCGCCGACTCGCTGAAGCGCATGGCGGCCGAGGCGGCATCTGCCGAGATTTTCAAGATGATCGGCAACTGGGCGTCCAACTACCAGGGCGGCGGATCCAGCTGGATCAATACTATTGGCAGCGCCATCAGCTCATACAGCGGCGGGCGCGCCGGTGGCGGCCCGGTGGCCGGGGACAACGTGTATCGGGTGGGCGAGGGCGGCCGCCCTGAACTGTTCCAGCAGGGCGGCAAGTCGTACCTGATCCCGGGCGACGCTGGCTCCATTGTTCCCGTGACCGCCGGTATGCAGACATCCACGGCGGCCGGCGCAGGCGGTGCGCCGGTAACCGTCATCACGAACGTCACGGTCACCGATGGCGGCGCGCAAACCACAACCAGCGGGAGCAGCGACCGCCTGGGCCAGCAGCTCGGAACGCTGGTCAGCAACCTAGTGAAAAAGGAGATGGTGCAACAGATGAAGCCCGGCGGCCTGCTGTCAGCGGCGGGGGCGCGCTGATATGGCAGACGTCTTCACCTGGTGCGTCCGCACCGACACCACGGGGACGGGCACGTTCGACGTGGCGGAAGCCCGGTTCGGCGATGGCTATCGCCAGACCGTCTCGCAGGGCCTCAACAACGAAAGCCAGCAGTGGCCGGTATCCATCGTCGGACGCCAGACAAAAGTCGGGCCCGCCCTGGCGTTCCTGCGCGCGCGGCAGGGCGGCGTGTCTTTCCTGTGGACGCCCCCACTCGGCGAGCAGGGCCTCTACCTCTGCAAGTCCTACAACCTCACCGCGCACGGCAATGGCGTCTACACGCTGAGCGCGACCTTCGAACAAACGTTCCAGCCGTAAGGAGTACCCATGGCACGCCAAGTTATCGATACGTCGCCCCCGATTGGAACACCGGCACCGACCGCTTTCGGGATGATCAACGCGATGACGGCCGAGCTGTATCCGCTCGCTACCGGGGCTTTCCAAAAAACAGGCGGAACCGTAGGCGGCGTCCTGGCAGTGGCGGCGCCCGCGAGTTCCAGCAATGACGCGTCGCGGGCTTACAGCTTGCTGGAGCAGGGTGCCGGTGGCGAAGTACGTCGCATGGACATTTCACTTCTGAACGGGGCGGGCCCGACAGCACGCCAGATTGTGTTCCGGGCTATCAACACGGGGGAGTATCGCTTCGAAGTAGCAGCCGCCACCTACAGCGGCACAGTAAGTGCGGCCGGCACGATCTCGTCCAGCAACGCCGTGACTGCGGGGGCCATCATCACGGCGGGAAGTGCGATTACTTCCAACTCCAACGGTGTCACCTCCAACGGCTCGGGCTGCGGCTTCACGATGAATGACCGCATCGACTTCGCACAGTCGTGGTCGCAGTACGTGAACGGTACTGTGTATAGCGTCTGGAACAACACGAACGGAAACGTGTTCAATGTGACCCGGGCAGGTGCCGCGACTGCTGCGTCCTTCAGTCCGATATCGTCTGCTGACGTCAAGGACAACATCGAGGGATACACCGGCGATGCGGACAATGAGCTGGATCGCATGGTTGTCATTGAATACAACTACCGGCCGGAGTTCGTTGACATCCAGAAGCGGTGCATCGGCTTCCTTGCCGAGAACGTTGCGGACGTGCACCCCAGTGCTTCGGACGAGGAGGTCAGTACTACCGCGCAGATCGAAGTTGAACGCGAAGTGGAGGTGGAATACCCCGTATGGCGCGACGTGGAGGTGGAAGTGCTCACCCCGGTCGAAGGCTTTGACCCCGAAGATCCGCAGTATGTTCGAACCGTAGAAACCGTGCGACAGCAGTTCAGCAAGGTTCGCAAGGAGCTCCGTAAGGTATTCGAGCAGGTCCCCTATACCATTCCGCGAAACGTCGATCTGATGCAGATTCTTGCGTTGACCGTGCGCGCGCACCAGCAGAAGTCGAAGCGCATCCGCGACCTTGAAGCCACGCTGGCAGACGCTGTGGCCGGCTTGGCGGGCGCTGTGGCTCGCATTGAGGCTCTGGAGGCCGCTGCGTGATCACCGCCGACGCTCAGCAGCTGGAGCCGGGGGGCAGGGTCACCGTGTACGAGCTGGACGCGAGCAGCTTCGGCGCAGACCAACTGTTCTTCCACCAGCACCTGCAATCGGGGGTTATCTGGTGGCAGGGCCAGGAATACGGGGCGTGGCCGATTGAGGCAACTGGGTTCGAGCGGACCAGCGACCAGCCGCCGAACCCGCGTCTGCGCGTGAGTAACATCGACGGCCGGATCGGTGCCCTGTGCCTGATGTTCGATGACCTCGCAGGGGCGCGGCTGATCCGCCGGCAGACGTTGGTGAAGTACCTGGATGCGGCGAACTTCCCGGGGGGGAACCCGACGGCTGACCCCGGCGAGCATTTTCCCGACGAGGTCTGGTTCATCGAGCGCAAGGTCTCCGAGGACTTCGAGACCATCGAGTTCGAACTGACCACCGCGATCGATCTGAACGGTGAGCAGCTGCCCGGGCGGCAGTGCCTGCCGTTCTGCAGCTGGATCCTCCGCGGCGGATATCGCGGTCCCTACTGCACCTACAACGGCCCACCGGTGGCGGACATCAACGATCAGCCGACGGACGATCCGGCCAAGGACGACTGCAGCGGCTTGGTCCGCGCCTGCAAGATGAGGTTTGGCGA